GGGTATGCCCGGAACTACCTGACAACGCTTTGCGCTGCCGGGAAGGTGCTTGGCGCGGTCAAAGATGGTCGCATATGGCTTGTGCCTGTCGCTTGGGTAGAGGAGCAGAAAAAGAAAGATGCTGCTGCCGGGATTGAGCGCGGCACCGGGCGCATTGGACGCCCTGCCACCACGGGATCGGGCCTGAACCGAAAGCGGACGCCTCACTACAAACCGACAGGGAAGCCGCCAGGACGGCCAAAAAAATCAGAAAAATAATTTCACAAAGGCGCGTAAAGCGCCCTTTTTATTGATGAAAAAAGATTGGAATAATGGAAAAATGTATTGACAAAGTTATCTTAAGATATTATATTCTAATCAACAAGGCAATGAAACGCCCCCGGCAGGTGCTGGAACACCAAACCGAGGGCTAACCCCGACAACCCGTATAGGAGGATGTCATGGCTCAGAACAGCGTAACCCATCCCGTTTCCCGTCTCAATCCCCCCGCCCACATCGTGAACCCGCAGGAAGTCGATGCCCTGCGCAACGGCAGCGAACTGTGGGTAGGCTACCAAGGCCCGTTCCGGACTTCGAAGTGGCAGTATCGCTACTGCTACCGGCACACGGACGCCGAACTGTTTTCATGTATCGCCCCGAACGTCGCTAGCGCCCGGAAGATGCGCGACAAGTGGATCAAGGCAAGGGCGGCATAGGGGGTGTGGCATGAACGCAATCAGCATCGCTCTGGAAAAGAACGCCGAGTATATCGCTGAACTCGAGGCCGAACTCGCTGCCGTTCAGCGCCGGATTGCCGAGCTTGAAGCTCAACCCGACGAGGGGGTGACGGCATGAAAACGACACAGACCATCACACAGGCGGCGGAGGGCAATACCCCTCAGATATTCACTTTCCAGCGCCTTTCCGTCAGGTCGATTATTGATGAGGACGGGCAGATCTGGTTCGCAGCGATTGACGTTTGCCGTGCCCTGAATATCCCGTGGCATGGAAAGACGCTGGCCAGGATACCGGACGGGTGGAAACGGCTCATGCACACACGCATGGAGGGCTCTCAGGCGCGCGATCTTGCGTTTATCTCCGAGGCCGCTGTCTGCAAGCTGGCCCTCCGTAGCGACAAGCCCGAGGCCGATGCGCTCACGAACTGGCTGGTGTCTGAGGCGCTGCCGAGCATCCGCAAGACGGGGAAGCTGGAAGCGAAGCCCCGGCAAAAAGCGCTCCCCCCGGTAGACCATCGCCCCTACCATGACCGCTCGCTCGACATCAGCCGCGAGAAATGGCTTTCCGATTACAACGCTTTCGCACGGGCACAGAACACAGTCGAAACCCCCTACAGGGCGCTCAAAGAATCTACGAGCAAATTGAGCAGTGAGTTTCATGTTCTCAAGGCCCGGATGTATCAACCTTTGCAGAATATTTGCGAACTTCTGGATACGCATGCGGCCATAGGTCAGCTTATTTACAGGACCATGCAAGACTTGGAGCCGAGAGTGCCGAAGGGGAGGATGTAATATGAACGCGCCACAGCCCCGCCCCTTTGCCCTGGACACCCTGGACGCCTGCCGCCACGCCGTGGCCGTTCTGGAACTGGAAAAGGCCAAATACAAGCTCTCTGCCCGCATTCTGGCCCTGAAGCTCGCGCGCGCGGAGGTGCTGCTCAAACAGGCGCGGAGGCCGGAGCAGGACCCGGAGGGCTGTGAGGAGGAACAAGCCAATGCCCCCAAAGACTGACAAGCGCATGCCTCATGCGGACATCATCAGGCACGTGCAGGAGCGTACCCCGGACGGCCATGTGCTGCTCTCGTTCAGCGGCGGCAAGGACGCCTGGGCGGCATGGCTGGGGATCCGTGACCACTTCGACCACGACAAGATCGCCCCATTCTATTACTACCTGGTGCCGGGCCTCGAGTTCGTGGAAGAATATCTCGCATACGCCGAGGGGGTGCTTGGAACGCATATCACCCGGCTGCCCAGCCCACGATTTTATGACATGCTGCGCGAGCTCGTGTTCCAGCCCCCGGACAGGTGGCCGACCATACAGCGCCTGGGACTGCCCAGGTACACATGGGACGATATACACCGGGCAACGGAAGCGAGCCGGGGATTGCCTGAAAATTGCTGGTGCGCCGTGGGGGTTCGGGCCGCCGATAGCCCCCAGCGCTCCCTGGCGATGCGGACTCATGGAGTCGTGAACGACCGGCGCCGGGTGTTTTACCCCATTTGGGACTGGAACGCGGAAAGGCTCTATGCAGGGCTCGAGCACAACGGCATCAGGCTGCCCGTGGACTATGAGCTGTTCGGCCGCACTTTTGACGGCCTCTATCTTCTGTACCTGTACAACATCAAAAAACGCTTCCCCAGGGACTTTGAACGCATCCTTACATGGTTCCCCATGGCGGATATCGAAATATGGAGGTATGAGCGGTATGGCAACGTTTGAGCGCAAGAAACGACCCTCCAGAACGCGCAGAAATGCCCCCAGCGAGGCGGAAACGCCGCTGGACGATGCGGAGTTCACAGACGACCCGGAAAAGGACTCAGAGACGGAATTGGCGCTTACCCTGGAGGCCCTGCAAAACAAGGAACGCAAGAAGGCGCTGCGGCATAAGCTGCGCCTCACAACGGACAGCGAATACTGGTGCGCGCTGTGCTTTGAAACCAGGGAACAGGCTGATGCTTTTGCCGTGGCCGCCGGCGGGCAGGCGGGGGACAAGTACGTGGATGGCGTTGCCCTGGCCCGGCGGCTGGGGATAAGTCTGCCCGTATCGGATATGACCTATCGCGCTGCCGCCAGGCCGAATAACAGGTTACTGTCGTTTGTCAGACGGGCCTAAGAGCCGCCCGTACCGCCACTGCCTCTGCCGGGCGTACCCCCGCCCCCGCCCCTTCTGAGGTTGGGCATGGGCGATCTGGTGTAGCCGCTCCGTGTCGTAAACCGTCTCATAATGAACTCCTTATGAGGTTACAGGGTTATGCCGGCCTCAAAATACATGTTGCGCCTACCACCGCCGCCGGGCAGAGAGCACAAATGCCGGACTTTTTGCAACCGCGTTGAATTTCATGGGGCCGCGCCCCTTGATGTATCCGTCCAGGGCATAGCGGAGCGCGTCTATGCAGTGGTTGTGAGCGTCCACCAGCACGGGCAGAATGTCCCCGTTGTTCCGATCCACCTTGTACGAGTAAAGGCGCATCTCATCCGCCGTATGCGTGCACCGGGGATGAACAACGATTTTTTCAAAGCCCTTCACCACGGCAAGGCCGTCCTCAACGCTGCCGCCCCATTTCGCCGCCGCCGTGATATTGAACCCCTTGCGCTTCACATGGCTGATGGTCTCCGGCCGGGAACAATCCGCTTTTATGGGCCACGCGCGCGCCGTTTCAACCTTGTCAAACAGGCTTGCTATGGAGTCCAGTTCAACCCCGACGCCATACGCCTCGGCGTCGACATAGAGTATGTTGTCCCGGACAAAGGCCCGGACAAGGGTTGTCGGGTCCTGGGCAAAGCCCCAGTCCGCGCCGTGGAAGAAACGCGCATCGGCGGGCGTATCAAAGGGCTCTATGACATATCGCCCCTTGAATACCTGGGCGTTGCTTATGATGCGCGGCTCCCCGCCCCAGATATGGGCGTAGGCTTCCGGGTCAATCCGGCGGCAGTATTCCATTTCCTCGCGCAAGGTGTCCGGCAGCCAGGGGTTATCTTCCCACCCGACCCTGACAACCACGGCAGAGGACGGAGGAGTAACGACAAAACGCTGGTATGTCGCATCGTCTGGTGCGCCGGGGTTGAAGCTCACCCATATTTCTGAGCCCTGCTTCCTGATGGTGGGTATGAGCAGATCCCAGCTATCCGCGCTCACGTTCTGCGCCTCTTCAACCCAGCAGCGGTCAATGCCCTCCATACTTTTGATCTCTGGCGCGTTGTGCCGAAGCCCCTTGAAAAGGAACTCCGTGCCGTTTTTGCCCATAATGGCGGCCTTGGTGACGCGGTAGAAACTTCCTATTTCCATCCTTTCGATTTGGTCACAGAGCAGGCGGTGGACGGAATCCGCGATGCTTACCTGCAATTCACGGACGCAGAGAATGCGCAAGGGGGCCTCCATGCCGAGCAGGAGCAGCATTCTGGCAAATGACCAGGACTTCAGGCCGCCGCGCCCGCCGTAAAACACCTTGTACCGCGCCGGTTGCAATAGAGGCGCGAACTTGGCCTGCAACTCAATTTCGCCTCTCATCCGCGCCCTCGTTGATGATCTTGATGCGCCACACGCCAGGCATGGATGCATCGCCTTCATTGGTAACGCCCACCCGGTCAAGAAAATCGCCCTCGCTCCGGCCCAACAGTTCACTTGCCCGCATCCGGTCGCGCACGTCCGCCTCCGGGTCCCTGGCGATTGAAGTCCAGAACTCCTGCCGTTCAACGCGCGACATGATCGTGCCTTCCATGCGCTTGCCCTCCCGGTCCTGAATGGCCTTTTGAATGTCAACATTTGTCAACAGGCGTTGCCCTATGGAGCGTGCCGTTTTCGCGCTGTATCCGGCCTGTATGGCCGCTTCCGTGGCATTGCCGTTGTACGCCTCCACGAAGCGCTGTTGCCGCAGTGTGAGGGCTTTCAATGACATATCAGAACCCCGCTCCAGAAAGACTAAAGCCGTTTGTTGGCGCAGTCACAAGCTCAGGGCGCATGCCTCTATTCGCCTGATCCGCCGCCTGTTGAGGGTCACTTGTAGAAATCTGCTGGTTCACAACCCTGTGGTCGTTGTACTGCATGGATTGCTGACGCCCAGGCTGCCCCGCCGGAACAGCACCAGCTTGCCCGGCGGCCATTGCTACATTCCGGCCCGCATCGACAGCTTTCTTTGCAGCTCCGAAATCTACTCCCTCAAACATTCCTGAGCCTGTGCCCTTGCCGAGATCGCCGAAGGAAAAGGAATCCATCCACTCGCCAATGGCTTTGAGCTTGTCGTCGCCTGTTAAAAACCCTATTATCCTGTCAATAAATCCCAGAATGGTTTCCAAAAGTTCGGCAAGTCTGCTGAATATTTTCAGCACGGCATCTGGACCTTGGGATGTCAATGTCTTAAAAAAGTCATTCACTTCCTCTCCGAGGGCCTTGAAGAGCTTGCTCAAATTCGGGAACTTATCGTTGAAAGCATCCACGAAACGTCCAATCACGGAATCGCCGCCCTCCAAATAGGTGAAAAAATCCTCCATCGCCACGGAAATGGCGAGTATGGCAGCCCCTATGCCAATAAATTTCAGCATTAAAGGAGCAATAGCCAATGCCAAAAACGACAACGCTCCGGTCACGAGATGCGTCACGGCCTCCACACCGCTCATATCTGGCAGGAAGGACTTGACCGCGTCTATCAGCGGATCAAAGAATCCCGCGCCCTTGTCGCCGCTACGTAAAACAATCTGGCGCTCTCCTCAAGCTCGCTTTGCGCCGACAACGCGCGTTCCCATAACATGGAGCATGGTTTTATATCGCCTTCCCCATGAATCATGTCCGGAATGTCGGAAAACGCCACGCCC